TCCCCAAAGTTTTATCGTCCATGCGAAGTAGATACAGTTATCGGCGACGCATCAAAGATTAGGAATATTGGATGGATTCAAAAAAATACTATTCATGACTTGATTAGGGACATGATGCGTTCATAAGCCTTCTCATAATCAATTTCCCACCAGGTTCCGTGAAAGACCTTCTTAAGAAATGGTGGAACATCTGTATAGTCAATGGGGACTTCATTTGATGGAAGTGTAATCCATGACTCATCCTTGATATGAACAAATACACCTTGATCATGGGCAATTACAGGTTTCTTGAAGTACTGGGCTTCTAACATTGGCAATCCAACACCTTCACCTCTTGTAAATGACACAACATAATCACAAATATTGTAAAGACCAGCCAACTCATCTAAACTAATCTTATCAGTGACATATTTTATGTTCGGACTGTCGATCAACCCATCTCTATTATTTGTCTTCATAATGAGACGATGTTCAGTGCCTTCAAGAGCTTTCGCAAATGTATTCACCAAATTAATGGTATTTTTGCGAACGTCATTCGTACCCACGTAGAGGAATACAATCTTATTTGGATTCCGTCGCTTCATGACGACTATAGGTTTTTTGGTCACAAGAGGTGATGTATACCAATTCATAGCTTCACAGTTAACCCCATGCTTCACAAGGATATCCTTCAGGTAGTCAAATGGAACCACGACCTTGTCAAAGAGCTTCATGTGTTCAATTATTTCGGGATGGACATCCGAAGTTTCAAACATTGTATAGAGTTGAACTTTCTTTTCGGGTACATGTTGAATCCATTGCGACCACATGGGATAGGTCTCAATGAGTTCAGAAATCGTACAGAGATCTGGGGTATCATCGTCTGGTTGATCAAGGTGCTGCTTCAAGAAGAAGCGTCCATAGATCTTTCCAAACTTCATTTGTAGTTATTCAAGTCTTATCTTTAATCAAAATCTAAACTATCAAGGTCTGATGTGCGTCGAACTTTACATGTACCACACACAAGTTCATAGACCCATTCACCATCAACGATCTCCTCATCGATGAGCTTATCCTTGAGAACCTCCAACTCACGTTTATGTGTTCCTATGATAGCCTTTGCTTCCTCGTAGCATTCATCAACAAGTCGGTCAATTTCCATATCCACGAGACGCGCGGCTTCACCAGACATACTGCGATAGTCAAAATTGTATGTACCAAACCCATATGTTGTTAGCATTTCACGGGCAATCATATAGACTTGTGCAAAGTCACCAGATGCGCCCGTCGTAATACGATCTACACCATAAATGATTTCCTCTGCCGCCCGACCACCGAGAGCCACTGTGATTTGGTGTGTGAGATATTCCTTGGTATACATCGCCGACTCGGCATTCTCGTCTGATGGTTGAAAGAATGTCACACCACCCGCATCACCACGGGGAATAATAGAAACCTTACGCACGATGTCGTAGTCTGGGAGAATAGCACCCACAATAGCGTGTCCAGCCTCGTGATACGCCACAAGTTCTTTCTTTCGTGGAGAGAATTTGGTATCACCCTTTGCACCCACGACAATACGTTGATAGACATTTTCCACAATGTCATTTGTAATAGTGCCATTGCCATCACGCACTGCACGGATGGCGCATTCATTGAGAAGGTTGGCCAAGTCCGCACCAGAGAAACCTATGGTTTGTTTCGCAATAGATCGTAGCTTTACATCATCGGATAACTTCTTGTCACGAGCGTGAACACCCAAAATCTTCTCACGACCTCGCACACTTGGAAGAGACACGGTAATCTTCCGATCAAAGCGACCCGGTCGGAGAAGTGCGTCATCAAGAATATCAATTCGGTTAGTGGCTGCAATAACAACAATACCAGTCTCATTATCAAAACCGTCCATTTCTGTAAGAAGTTGATTAATAGTCTGCTCACGCTCATCATTCGCTGGCATACCACCCACACTACGCTGCTTACCAACGGCGTCAATCTCATCAATGAAGACAATACAAGGCTGGTTCTCACGAGCGACTTCAAAGAGATCACGAACGCGTTTGGCACCCACACCAACGAACATCTCAACAAAATTTGCAGCGGAGCATTGGATGAAAGGAACATTAGATTCACCCGCAATGGCGCGGGCAAGAAGAGTCTTTCCAGTCCCAGGCTTACCCGCGAGGAGAGCACCTCGTGGAATCTTGGCGCCACTCCCAAAGTAACGTTCGGGGTTCTTGAGAAAATCAACAATCTCCTCAAGTTCATCTTTTGCGGCATCAATACCTTCAACATCACTGAAACGAGTTGTGATTTCCTTTTCGGCGTTGAAGTCTTGATTCTTTAGGAATGGATTACCCATTGGACCTGCGTTACCTGGACCACCCAAAAAGCTTCTGAAAACGAAAAAGATAAAAGTCAAAAGAAAAAAAACTGAAATTGTATCTGAAATTGAAACATCCGACTTCATATCAATGCGAACATTAGCATCACTTTCAGAAATAGTGTGCCACAAGTCTTGGTTTTGAATGATCTGAACGTCCCCGTAGTTCCCTTCATTGTCTTCAAAAGCTGCGATATTTTGGTTTGGTCGGATAAGAACTTCTGGGAGTTCGTTATTCTTGAGACCCTTCACAAACTCACTATACGTTCGTGGTTGATATGTTCGCGCCTTCTTTACAAGATTAACCGGTGGTGCAGAGACCGGGACACCATTACCAATGCTAAACATTGTTTTATTAGATACTGGTTAAAGTTTTAATTAACTTTTCGCATAAATGCAGCTTCGTGTCAATTGCGTTAATAATGGTAGGTACAATGTATTTTACATGGCAGATGATGAATATATAGGTCCATGCATAGCGAGGGGCTATGAATGGGATGGATGGATGCGTGAAGATTTGAAAAAGTATTACAAAGACGGTACAGACATATTGGATATAGGTGCAAATATTGGATATAACACCCTCATGTTTTCTGATTATGGTCCAGTGTACGCCTTTGAACCACTATTTCATAAAGTTACAATAATGAATGTAGAAAACAATAATCTCAAAAATAGTGTATATGTTATTCCAGTTGCACTATCCGATAAAAATGAAAACAAAAGTATGTATTTTCCCAAAGCTGTAAAACAGACAGGATTGAGAAATTATGGTGGTTCGTCAATACAAAAGACTGAGGGAATGGATGAATCAAGTAAAACTGAAATTGAATGTCGTAGATTAGATGACGTGTATAAAGGTGTAACATCGGTTATTAAGATTGATGTTGAAGGTCATGAATTGGAAGTTTTAAAGGGAGCTGAAAATATAATTAAAAGGTATATGCCGATGTTACTCATTGAAATATTTGATTTTGAAAACAATGAAGTTCCAAAATATCTCAAGTCGTTGGGGTATGGCGACCCCGAAGAAAGACCTGAACATGTTTACTTGTATTCATTTAACCAATAATCCAATACAAGAGTCGGTCTCGTTGGATCGGAGCATGCGTCCAAATTTGGATCTGGGAAGGGCTTTGATTCAATTTCAGCTTCTGAAATCAAATCTTTTCTTACATATGTAACTTCAAAAGCTCTTGGAAAGTTACCATCAACCCAAGGTTGGAGAAGACAATTATTCGCGTGAATGTGAACACATATAAATTTGTCATTTAAAAATTCAAATGTTCTTTTGATCAACTCTTCATACAATGTAACATCTTTAAATATATGGAATTCAATAATTAATTGTGAAAAGTTATCAATATATTTAAAATTTTCGTTAAAGAGAAACCACTCATGACCTTCCACGTCAATTTGAGCAATTAATTTTTTGGAGTTTGTATGTCCATTTTTAATGATATGATTATCAATGGTGTCAAGTAATTCTTGTTTGGTAGGTGCAACACCCTCTTTGAAGAAATTGATATATTCTGGTTTATTCGTGATCTTTTCAATCGTGTGATCATAGACATATGATGTTGTTCCGTATTGCTCATAAAAAGATGTCTCAAATGTAATATTATCATCTGAACCATAACTGTAGAGTGCATCATATGTATCATCGTGTAACTGACACATGACATAACCACCGTCACCACGTCTACCAACTCTTACCTTTGTGAGATTTGTTTTATGAGGCACAATTGATCTTTTTAAAAGTCTACACGTTTCAATGAATTTCTTTTCATAGAGACGTTGTTGATCTTCCATATTTACATTTAATTACAATGACCACTTTAAATTATTTATAACGCGCGAAAGACATCTTTTCAACCATGTAGTAAAGTTGATATGCATCTACAATATTTGGTTGTCTATATTCGTCCGGCATACATTCGGGGATACCCTCTTTGGAGTAATACGCTGTTTCACTCAGACGTTCTTCAAAATGGTTTGGGTGATTGTCATAAAGCCATATAAGATGTCTAGCGCAAGTGTGAATTTTACCATATCTACGTGTGTATTCAAGAGTCAGTGCGATTCCAATTCTACATGCGTAAATATAGTTGTCTAAACTTGACGCAACCCACATCGTCATAGGATGTTTGGGGTGCGCAGGACGATACCCTCTACGCGAACCATCCTTTGTGAATGGTGCATATTTTGACACATAATCTTCTTGACATGCAAAGTGCCAAGCCATATAGAGCATCTGTGTAATCTCCAATTGTATTTTAACAACGTGTTGATCACACGACATCTGTGCTATCTCTGATGGGTCCAGAGAAAGAAAGAATATGTTCATCAATGTAGTCGGTGGTCTTGTATAGGTTTGGTTCGTAAATTTTAGATTCAACGTTTCCGTAATAAAACTGACCGTTACCAAGTTCCCACACTTTATGTCTCACTGTTTCTTGAGCGTATTCTGAAGCCTCTTTTATAGTCCAAAAGATAGCTCGTTCAAGGATATGATCACCAACTAACACGTTTGTGATGAACATTTTTAAATTATGTTTTTGTATGGAGATCCTCGACTTAGGCAAAAAAATAAAATATCAGAAGATTTTAGGTCATGAGTCAGCGATCGTTGTGGGATATACTACCAATTGAACTTCAAGAGATAATAATTGAAAATTCTTATGAATTATGTCGTGAAGAATATCTTGCTACAAATCGTAAAAAACATGATAAACATAAAAAGAAGCGAGAACGTGGATTACTTACAGCAGATATGATACGATATATCATGTCAAGCACAGATGCGATTGAAATGATACAATGGGCGTTTCCGGTGGAGCTTGTAGAGTTGGAATTACTCATCGATCCACCAACGATAGAAGTAAGAGACTATGATTATAATGAATATTATGACATATTTTTACACCGCGCTATAAATTATCTAGAAGACCCCATACACAAGGATGAGTGGATATGTCCATCTGAAGATCAGTGGATTACAATGTTTATGAAACTCAATAACTTTGTTAGGAATCATAAACATCTCAATATACTTTCGGAAATTGATGGAACTCCGGATTTATTCATATGGTTAGAATATCAAAAAGATGTGGACACGGAATTATCAAGAGAAAAGAGACATTCTTTACGATCACTTGGGGTTAGATTACCACCAATTAAGCGGAATTAATCATCACCTCCATCAGAAAAATAAACTTCTTCTTGATCTTGTTCTTCAAGATCTTCATCAACCTCAACATCAAGTGCTTCATCTTCTTCAGGACCATCATCTTCATCTTCATCTTCTTCGATATCTTCTTCGCATAATTTGGGTTCCTCAATTATTTTGACTTCCTCTATACTTTTAGTCTTTTTAATCTTCTTTACTGTTTCTTTATTGAATATCAGATCAACTGCCGTTGAAACATTTTTGGCGTGAGTAAGTCTTTTTTCATGTAATTTTTTTACACGTTCTAAAAATTGATCATCAAAACCTCTTGATTTATATGCTTGAATTATCAATTTCAGTGGTGGTTTTTTAGCTTGTGAATAATAATTTTCATATAACGATGCAAATAAAGTATTCAACTTTACACGAATAATACCGCTTTTAAGTATACGAATATCCAAATATACACAATCTATCATTTCCAAACTTGGCTGTCTTTTTACTTCAGCTTTTACAGGTGCCTCATAATCAGGAATGTCTCGCTCAACCCACGGAATATTACATTCTTCATTATTCTTTTTTAAAAGTTTAAGATATGCATCTTTTTGATATATAGCTTGTTTTATATTTTTATAATGAACAGTGGGTTCCGGATTTGTTATTTTATGAAGAAATGCGTTTGTGAGGATTGATACCGGCTCTTGAATCTTCGTTGGTTGTTCTCTAACACGTAACGGAGGTCGTTTGTACATAGTCATTTTTTGTACTTTCTGAGATTGCAATTGATTCCTCTAACTTAGGCTCAAAAAAATCCAATTCACATCTAATGATGTGTTCAGATTGTTTATTATGGTGTGCGTAATATGGACCCCAAATTTCAATCACTTTTCTTTCACGATCATACCAAAGGTAATCCAACTCAAGAAGTCTCGTCAACCAGTAAAATCTCTTTCCAGTCTTACCAATAAATGCGAATATATGCTCTTCGTCGTAATCACTCACGTCCATCTGAGAGTAGTGGGCGTTTGGTGGATTGTACGGAGCCATTTTGGTTTCTCTTTTCTATCATTTCAAGCTTAATCCTTATATGCTTTTGTGAGTAAAGTTGTTTTTGGTTCTTTTTGTCGTTCTTTGTAACACGCTTCTTTGGTTCCTTGTATTCCATAGAATATATATTTTGTGTATACTTGATTATTAACTCTATGTTCCATTACCCATTCAACCCAGTTCTGTCGCCTTAGGTATTCTATTTCTTTTATGTTATAACCTCTATACTTATCTAATAAACTATGAAATTTAAGGTAGTTATCAATACTTGTATTTGAACTACATTGTATATGTACTTCGCGTGTATCTCCATTTAGTTGAAAACATATTTCCTGTCTACATATAGGGCATGTGTGATTTCCACATTCCTGGTACCAATGGGTAATACATTGGTAACAAAATGAATGTGTACATACGAGTTTGTGCGTTGCCTTCGATGTATAACACACCGGACAATCCATGCAATTTAAAAGGTCTTATTATTTAAGCTTCATCTGTAAGTGATTCACTTTCAGATTCATCTTCATCTTCATCTGAACATACGTAGTCTTCATCTTCACTATCATCCATGATGACATAACCTCCACAAACTTTTACATACAATTTTGTATCTTCTAGGTTTTCTACGTCGTAAAAACCTGTAACAGAATCGCGTGGTACAAGTTCAGTATCCGCTGAAAAATCATAAAGATCCGGTTTTATTCGTTCTAAGAAATTTACCGCATACATATCACCATGTTCATGAATTATACGTGCGATTTGGATAGTGTCATCTTCACACTGAACATCAACGATCATGTCTTTATTAACGATAATTTAAATCTTTAATATTATTAATGGACTACATAGAAAGTAGACAAGTTGGTCCAAATGATGCGGTTATGTTTGACATAGACGACACACTTATATGGACAGATGGCACACCAAATAAACCTATAATAGATTTACTTCACAAAGTAAAACGATTGGGTTACAAAATTGTAATAATAACGGCACGACCAGGGCTACATTTTGTGGTTCAATGGACGAGGCAACAACTTGCCAATCATGGAATTGTATATAATTATTTGGGATTTACTAGTTCATCAACTAAATCTCTTATGAAAAAACGACTAGGCTATAATTTTATTTTATCAGTTGGTGATTTACCAACAGATTGGACCGATTCTATTTATTACATTAACACTTCCAATTCCTATCACAATTAAGACATGTGACAAATGTAGTCATTGGTTCGTCGGCAGATCTAGTTTGTAACTGATAGTAGGATGTTTTCTTCGATTTACATCGCCCACATGTAAAGAAGCCTTCTTGATTCTTAACTTCTTGTGCCATATATGCCTTCCTAAGATCCTTAACGATTCTTTCTTCCATCTTTTGTGCATATGGTCCATCCGGCCACATATCTTCGGGTCTCATATCAATAATATCTTTGGTTTTAACTTTTCTCTCAACAAGCCATCTTTTTAAAACTGACGACTTTCTTAGATTATTTTGAATTTGTAGAAATTTGTGTTTATAAATATCAGCAAACCGATAGTTGTCCCATGCAGCTTCCTGACCCAAATTGCCTGAACGATCGGTTGCATAGTTTAAAATACACTTCTCGAGATTGATACATATGGTATCAGATTCCGGAATCTCGAGGAGGGTTGATAGACGGGTGAGAACAAACTGACGCGTGGAGTTCTCCATTCTTATTGTATAATTTTTGGTTAGTTTTAAGCGACTTAGGGAAGTGGAAGACCCTCATAAGGATTATTTCTTTTGCAGTCCTCCATATTTTCAGGGGAGCATGTATCAAAAAACTGTGAAGTTCTACGCACTGGATTTGTATCCACAAAATTATAGCTGTAGTCGGCATCTACTGAGCGGTATTTTTCTGCCATCTGTATACTCACAAACATCACGATGAGAGCAACTCCAATAGCGGTGGCAATCCAAGCACCCTTCTGAGTGTTATTCATTTACATTCTGTAAATATTTTTTTATTGTGTGAATTCAAGATGACAGTAGCTATACTCATAAGAGAAGAATTTGGAGATATAAGTGAAATAGATCTCGATATTGATCCACGAAAAAATGAAATTTTTCAACTTTTATCAGGAACGCCTACATTTATTGGTCAGTGGGCAGATCTGGATGTAGTGATTATGAAGCCTCAATATGGTGAAAAACTCAATAATAACCAACTTCCATCCCCATTTAACAACGAAGAGGTATTTGGATCAATACTTCTTGTGAGAATGGATGAAAACTCAGATCCTAGAGACTTCACCCTCGAAGAGTATCTCAGGTTTCTTGGGAACGAAAGCGTCATAGCTTAGAACAGCATTTGTATATTTCATAGCCAATTGAAAATGAATATAAGCCCAATCAGCTACATTCTTCATTTTTGGTTTGTTGGGAAGTGGATTGTCATTTACAATACCAGCTACATCCACACGAACACCATCCATTGATCTCGCCATAGCTTGCCCAGTGGCTTTTAACCACATAACATGTTCTTCATTATTACAATCAAAAGCTTTTACAAAATCAGCCATTTATATTACTATGGATTCTTTTCTATAAGTAACCGCGCACTTGGGTCAGTTATATTCGTCCATTTAGGTCTCCAAATTTCTGAAATGAGATGATCATTTCTGGATTCATAGTCAATCCAAAATAATTCACGATAATACGCCTCTTCCTTTGTGAGTGGTGTGTTGTGTGGACACATACTTTTTGTAATATCAAACATCTGATCACTCATCGTATTGTCGGAATGTTTTTTAATCGCATCTACCCACCCAGTTCCAACTGCATCACTCATACCATCTTTTTGGCGCCATAAGACTTCGTCTGGAAGATATCCAACGAAAGCTTCTCGGAGAAGCTGCTTCTCAAGTTTTGTCATCTTCAATTTTTGGTTCATCTCCATGCAACATTGAATAAAATTTTTATCCAAAAATGGAACGATAAGATCGAGACCGTGTGCCCCCGCACATCTATCTGCGCGCAGTCCATCAAATTGGTGGATGAGTCTAAGACGTCTCATATTTTCACATGCAAATTCCTCAACACTTGGGGCGTTGTGGAAGTAGAGATATCCACCTAAAATCTCATCACTCCCCTCACCAGAAAATATATAACGACAACTTGTATTTTCTTTGATGTATTTACATAATAACCACATAGGTGTAGATGCTCTCACCGTTGTTGTATCATATGACTCGAGAGACCTGATAACCTCTCGGATACTTCGAAGACCCTCCTCAATAGTAAATGTAACCTCTGTATGATTAGTTCCGAGAAAGTCTGCAACTTTGCGTGCAGCTTTGAGATCTGGACTTCCCTCAAGACCAATTGAAAATGTCTGAATGGGTCCGATTTTACGTGTAGCGATAGCGGCAATGAGACTGCTATCTAAACCACCTGATAAAAGAAATCCAATATCACGATCAGTGTTATCGAGTCGAATATGAACCGCTTCTTCTAGTGCATGTCGAATTTGTTCATGTTTTTTAGTTGCGTCAAATTTGTGGATGTGCCAATACCCGGTGTGATAACATATAAAATTATCAATGAACGAGTCATAAAAATGACCGGGTGGAAAAATATCTATACGGGTTCCTAAAAACATAAGTGCCTTTGCTTCACTTGCAAATGCAATTGAGTCCTTTGTATATCTTGTATAAAACAGTGGTCTTACACCAACTGGATCTCGGGCTGCTATTAGACGCTTTCCATCCGTATATACCAATGCAAAATCACCATTAATAGACTTGAGTGTATTTTCAATACCAATTTTATAAATAAGATTCATGACAACTTCACAGTCACTCTTACTTTTTTCTTCTCCATTCCGAAAAGCTCTATGATTATAGATTTCGCCATTGCAAACAAACATTCTTCCAGGTCTTACGAATGGTTGCATACCCGCTGGAGAGAGGTCGTTTATTGATAGACGATAAAAGTCCATACGACATTTTTCAAGTGTTTCTGTGCGATAATCATCCGGACCTCGGTGAGAAAGAGAACCTAGTGGAACTTCTCGTTCTTCACCAAAAAGTGAAATAATGCCACACATATTCGTTAAGAGCACATGTTACTTTATTTTTAAGTTAAACTCCAATAATTGTCTATATGAAAGATCATCTGCTTCACCATCCCATTCTTGTCCAGAAAAACTCACTATTTGTTGTTCATTATTATCTGGAATGTAAGCAAAATTAGTAATGCATATAAATGAGATGTTTGTACGTTTTGCCATTTCTTCAATATTTTCAAAATCAAATGGTTCCAAACTGAGATATTTCTCAAGTTCCTCGGGGGTTCTTTTCTTCGTAAAGACTTTACTCTTGATTGTAGAAACTCGACTAGACATATCCATATTAGGCCAGAATCCATGTTTAGATCTAAAATTTGTGACATAATTCACAAATGTAGTTGCCGTCTTTTTATCACTAAAACATACAAATCGACTCTTTTTGTTTGGATCTACGACACTCAAGAAAGTCTTTGTGGGTTTCATCTGAATTAAATGATATTCTGTCATCCTATATTATAACGAGATTTTTTAGATATTTAAAATTCTTATCGAAATATATATGGATTTCCCAAAAACTGCTGGACAATGTAAATATATGCTTGCACTTAGGTCACCAAAGCCAATTATAGTTGGAACTGGTCCAGCTGGAACTGGAAAAACTATGCTTGCGTGTCAGATTGGAATGGAGCATATATATACATCATCCAGGGGAAAAGTTATTTTAACTCGCCCAATCGTTGCAGCTGATGAAGATATGGGCTATTTACCAGGTGATATGGATAAAAAGATGGAACCCTGGACGAAACCAATGTTTGACATTTTTGAAAAGTATCTATCTCACAATCAAATGGATCGGTGTATCACCATTGAACCCCTCGGATATATGCGCGGTCGAACATTCAATAATACAATCATCATTGCAGATGAGATGCAAAATAGCACACCAAATCAAATGAAAATGTTATTGACTCGTATAGGTGAAGGTACAAAACTGATTGTTACGGGTGACTTGGAACAATCGGATTTGGGTCAAGATAACGGTCTCGCATTTCTTACACATAAATTATATGGTATGGATCTTGAATATATTGAACATGTTTCAATGTCTGAGCGTGATGTTGTTAGACATCCCGCTGTCTATGAAGTACTCAAAGTGTTAAATGTATAGTTCTAACTCGGGCTTCATTTCAGAAATCCACCATTTTTTCTTTTTAGGGTCCCACATAGCACCATGTTGTTTTGCATTATCCTTTTCACTATATGGGACATTTAAATAAATCTTTTCCTTTTTTGGAATTTTACCACCAATTATACTATATGCCAAATTATCAGCTTTATCATTTCCAATAGAATGTTCATCTTTTTTACCCGTGTGAGCAGCTATATATTTGAATACCACATTTGGTGTATTCTTATACAATTCATATGCCTCTTTTACAAGTTCTTTGTTTGGGATATCTTTTGTCCATGAGGTTTTTTCACATTTTTTACCATATTCACCCACGCAACGAATTGCGTATATTGAATCAGAAAATACAGTTATATCTTCGCCACGCTCTATTTCCTGTTTTATAATTGAATATAATTCAACAAAAGCCCCCAATTCGGCTGTATTATTAGATTGTTTTCCAGTAACACATTTTGATACATTCCGAGTATCATCTTCTCCAAAATATATACCCATACCTGCTTTGGCATTAGGTTTTCCATTATTTATGCACGCACCATCAGTATATACAAACATACATTATACAGTGGTTAAAGCTTTAAAAGTATTTATAAACATAAATGAAAACCATCGTGTTTGCATTACCGGGTAAAAATTATTCTGGTAATTTTTTAGTTCGGTGGTCTGAAACATTGGTTGAACTTACAAAACTTGGATACAAAGTTCATATGGTAAATGAATATAGTAGTTTTGTTACATTTTCTAGAATGAAAACACTTGGTTTGGACGTTTGCCGTGGATACAAACAGAAACCTTTTAATGGTGAGATTCAATATGATATATGGTTTACAATTGATTCAGATATATTTTTCTTACCTGCACAGATATTAGATATAATAGAAGATTTGGAAAAATACAGTGTTGTATCTGGCATTTATAAAATGGAAGATTTAAAACATTTCGCCGCTGTGAAAGATTGGGACTTGGAACATTACAAAAAAGTTGGATCTTTTAAATTTATTACACAAGAAGATATAGATCCAAAAGAGAAATATATGAAAGTTGTTTATAATGGCATGGGATTTTTCGCGTGTAGACGTGAAGTACTTGAAGATGATAAACTTTTATATCCATATTTCAACTACCCTTTGTTAGAGATGGAAGGTGAAAATGGGGTAACTATTAAAGATATATGCTCGGAAGATGTCGCTTTTTGTAAAAATTTGGCGGATGCAGGGTATGATATAATTGTAAATACTACTGTTCGCGTTGGACACGAGAAAACTCTTGTAATTTAATATTTTGGACTGTATTATTAATATCTTTAATTTCAGTCTTCATATTATTTAACATATTCTGAATCCGTGCACGGTCATCTAAATATATGGAATGCCATTCTCTGATTTGTTTCATAATCTCTCTATTCGCATCATACCATTTATGAATATTACCAAGTTCTTGATCGATTTGACCATAACGATTAATAAGTTTGTAATCGAATGGTATATCTCGCAAATCTACACCAATTTCATCTAACATGGTTTCAAAACCATTACATACATCTTTTATTTCTGCGTGTGTTTCTTCGTACATGTTTACATATACTTTTATTTTTTTAATAGGCACCAACGCGTTCAAAATTTGTTTCTTTATCATTCATAATTTCAGCAGCTCTTGGACAATCTGTAACAACTTCGCCAACAAAACCAGTTTCAATCTGATCTATAACGTTTGCAAAAGGTTCGTATGCATTGTGTGAGCAATGAACCATTGTATTACTTATAACATAAGTATAAACATACTGAGCCAAAAATATTTGATCAACTAAATATTTATCCTGACCAGGTGGTATATCGCGTTTGAATGCGTCGAGTATATCAGATCCTTTAATAAATAAAATTGGTACCGAATTAATATTTCTCAATTGCCCAGGAATCCCAATATATTCGAGACAGTTATTTTTACACCCAAACGTACCAGCAAGAATTGGTACCGTGTGATGTTTGTGATCTCGAATTATATGAAAATCTTTTGACGAATTTAACCATTGATTAACTAGTTTTATTTCTCTTTCTGTGAATCTCGAATCCGCATCTCTCGATATAACAGTAGCATCTTTTATAAATAAATCTTCAAATCTCCATAGAGTATTTGAAGCTTTTGTTTCGACTCCCGGATGCCGAATGAGATCAACATTATCTTGTTTTTTAAGCCAATCTACGATATTCTGTGGCACAGTATCGTTGTGATGAACTCTAACAATCCAATCTTTGTAATATTTTTTAGCATCTAAAACATTTTCAACAATGCCATAGGTATAAACTTTATTATCACCCCAAATAGAATACGTGATGTACTTCATTCTATAAATATGTACATAATGTTTTAATACTATTTAAAAAGATAGACTACTTTTAATAAAATGGTTAAGATTTCTTACGCCATCTGTGTATGTAATGAAGATCGAGAATTGAACTCTCTTATTAACTTTCTTCTTAAAGTAAAAGATGAAGAAGATGAAATCAATATTCTAGTTGATTCTAAAAATACGACGCAAGAAGTGCGCGATATTTTGAAAACATATGAAGATAAGATCGTAGTAAATGAACGAGAATTTGATGGTAAGTTTTCAGAACATCGTAACTACCATGCCACCAAATGTTCCGGTGACTACATTTTTGTTATCGACGCCGATGAAATGCCACAAGAAGCACTCACCAGTAACATTAAGGGGTTTGATGGTGATATCATGTACATTCCACGGATCAATATATGTCCGGGATATACTGCAGAATGGCTAGATAGTCATAAGTTCCGGATTAATGAAATGGGGTGGATTAACTATCCGGATTATCAAGGACGCTACTATAAGAATAACGGCAAAATTAAATGGGAAAATGATCTACATGAACGTCTCGTGGGTGGTGAACAAGTCGCTCGTGTTGACGCCAAGCCTCTTGTGTCCCTACTTCATATCAAAACTGTAGAGCGCCAAGATAAGCAAGGAGAATATTATAATAGTCTTTGAATTGAAGTTTACGCGAAATATAAAGATCTCGTAAAAGATTAAAGAATTGAAAAGCTCTAAACATATAATGACAACCTTTTATCTCACAGATTCTATGGGATGGGGTAATGTCGCTCTATGTTTATCAGATTTAGTAGCTAGATCACCCAATCCCCGTGTCTATAAGAGTCTATTGGATGTTGATAGAGGTGTCGAGTTTAATGGTTTTGAGATAACAGATGACCCAAATGAGGACAAATTTGATGTGAAACTTTTTATAAACCCAACGTATTTTAAATATATACATTGTAACTTGAATAAAATTATAAAGCCAAATGAAGAACTCGAAGAACTCATAAAAAAGTATGACCATGGTCTAGACTTTGGAATACACATTAGACGTGGTGCTTGTTCAAAAGATTCTGAAAATATGGGTTGTCACGGAAGAGATGAGAAAGGTGAAATAAAAAAGGCATATTTTGCCAAAGATAGCGCATTAGACAAATTTATTAAAATTGTCGAAAACACTGATGCAAAGTTTTTTCTCGCAAGTGATAGTCGTGAAATTAAAGAGATGTTTAAAAAACGATTTCCAGATAAAATTGTCACATTAGATCATGAAATCGCACTTACATATGACTGCGTTTTTCTAAAAAATCGTGAAGTATCAAAAGATATAAGATATGCGTGTTATCTCGATTGGTTCTTACTTTCAAAGTGCAAGAATTTATATATAACTGCTGGTAACCACGATCTTTCAGATCTTTCGACATTTGGTTATAGTGCTGGTGTGTACGGACATTCAAATATCAACTTCGTTTTTAATTAATTCGTAGTCTAATATATTTAGTTTATAATTAGTATCATCATTAAGAATATACTTAACATTTTTAATATCAATATGTTTCCCGAATATCTCTTCGAATTTGTTTTCTATACGACATTTCCTTTCTTCAAACTCTTTGAAGTCCTCTAAAAGTTTGTTGAAGTTATACTTCTTTAATCCCATATAGTTATTCACATATGCAATGCGATTCTTTGTTACACGGGTATCATAATCGAGATTACTGACGTTTTCAAGATTGGATGTTTGGTGACAGATTGGGACATTTAATATTGATCTCCCTCTAGAAATTAAATACCCATGATATACTATATCTAATGGCTCTTCCATATTCAGATTTTCTATAATACCTTTTGCAAAATCTCGTGTAATCCACACGGCTTCACAGCCATTCCCATTAATTGGCATCTTGTGAACCTCTCCGAGAAGTGGTTTGAGATTGAAAAATGGTGAAATGCCAAGATTTATGTAATTATTTAAAGCTACTTCATTAGGTATTTTTTCAAATATATATTTCCAATTTTTATGAAAAGTTACATCGTCATTAATCAAAATAGCTGATTCGATATTTTCATCAACCATTTGTTTAAAAATAATGAGACTCTTAACAAAATTACTTGTAAGTTCTGTTCCATGTGGTATATTCAATTTAATATTAAGCCATTGAACAAAAGGGTGATCATGATTATAATCTTCAATCCACCTAATATCTTTGATCGCGGATTCAACTAGCCTATTCTCAAGGTGCTGTATTAAGAATTCTTTTCTACCGGAAAACGAGTCTGGGAAATGTTTCACAAAAATTGTATTTGGAAACTTCATTCTTATTAATATGAAATAGAATAATTTCTATAAGTATTATATAAATGTCAGCTATCACAGCAACCGAACAAGCTACAACTATGTATCAACGTGCCAAGAATATTTCAAGTGGTAAACTCGATTTAGAAGTTTCGTGGGGAACTGTTGGTATTATTACGGCTCTCGCCATGGCTTACATGACAATCGCTGCCGTTGGTATTGATACTTTCAAGAAGTGCGAAGAAATGAAAGGTAAAACTGTCCAGGAGAATCTTAACAAGTACCTTGCGGCTACACTTACAATGGCACTCACAATTCCATTTACCCTATTGGTAACAAAGTTTGCTAGAAATGAAGCGAGTGCATTTATGATGATTTATGCGATTATGGGTCTTGTTGGTAGCGCCGCCGTCCTTAACTGGACGGCGAAGTGTAAGGATTCCAAGAAGGAAGCCAAGGGTCTTGCTGGTTTTGGTGTAGCATCTTTCTCATGTGTGTTACTTATTTCACTCTTTTTAATATCGAGATCAATTAAGGCTGCTCGAGCTGCTCAAATTACGATTTAATAAATGAAACCAGTTGTTTATAATATGTATATTCTTTTGATGCTCTTGTCTTACGTGATGCGCAGGGCAGGAACATTTACAATGGAAGAAAAAGTTAAGATGTTGGAGTTTATTGGTCTTATTGCGCGCTCACCAGAATCATTAACGCCATTACAGTCATGGCTATCCGACCATAGTCACGAGCTGCATATCGCTCAAAGACTTCGTCAGAGGTCTTAGTTCGTGCGTCATACATTGTGTATATAACTATCGCACTTGTCAATACAGTCATCGCCGCGGTTGGTGGTGAATATAACTGATCGATAATATTCATATTGAATAACCCCCAGTTCGTTGAACCAAAAACCATGCCATACATGGCAGCTCTACCATTTACAGCTTCTGCAAATTTGGGATAATCCCTCAATTTTGCACTGGTCACAATAGAATGCTTTCTTCTATTTGGTTTTGAATAGATCCGCGGAGTCATGAGAGGTTGTTTTAAAATCGAAATCATCTTTCTTGTCTTGACCTTTCCCCGTTTCTTTAACCAATATCTTGTTAAGTATATACAATTGGAGAAGTAAACCTACCGTGGTATAAGCAACTGTGAAATTCATACCATATTTTCTAGATTGGTAGATGAGCCATAGAGAGCTTGCAAGGAGACCTAAAAGAACGGAACCCTTAGCTTCTTCACTTAGTGTATCAGACTTAAGATAGTCCTGATACATTTGAACAAAACCAATACCAAATGCAAATGCTGCAACAAGGTTATTCGCTTCCATTTTAATGTAGTGTAATATTATAAAATGGAAGCGATCTTAGAAAAATTCTCAGGAAAAATTGATGCCAAAGGTGTTATTACAATGGTTGAAGATATCAAGCGGGAGTACTTGGGTGACGGTCTCCAAAAAGAAGATATTCCACCAATTGTTGCAAAGTTAATGATTAATGCCTCAAAGTTTAAAAAACTCGAAGGACCACAAAAAAAGAAATTGGTTGTGGCTCTCCTCAACCATCTCATCGAACAAATTGATGAAGGTGAAAAGGATTCGGAGTTTGAAACCATCCTCAAGACAATGGTACCCCCAATGGTTGATGGTTTCGCGGGTATGCTTAAGGCTAAACAAGCTATTGGCAATTTCTTTAGCTGTTGTATGAAGGGAAAGTAAGATAAGGAATTGGAATGTTAGTATAATAGAATGAAATTTCCTCCATTGGAGGTAATGATTAATTACGGAATATATACAGTAAGAGAACTCGAACGATTTTCAAAGGGACTTGTACCGAAGAAAAAGAACGTCATCATTCTTAACGAGTGTGAACACTGTGCATTTGTGTTCCCCGGTTCGACGTGTAATAATTGTCAGTAACAATGGGATACATTATGGTAGAAAGTTACATGACAAAAAAATCTGTGAAAGCGCAGAGTAATTGTATATGTTGCGCAGAGAGGCGACTCATCAAACAACTTTGGAGAGAATGTTTGAAGAGAGGTAATAAGCCTCATCAGTTTCCAACTTGGCTAAACAGAAAGTATGGAGAGTTAATAGTTGAACGTAAAACGTGTTATGGTCATGGTAACTCACTTCCATGTGTTATATGTAGAAAGGCTATTGATAAAATTGGAATCCATTGGACCGCACACGATGGAACAAAGTGGGTTCGTAGTAAAAAATCAGAATATTTACCACCATCGATACCAACTAATAAACAACACAGACAACTAGGATTTAGGCGTGATAATAAGCCCAAGTGCTGATTCGAGGTTGTTATGATTTCTCTTGAGGGGTTTATTTCTTTTTAATTTTAGAGCATTGTTATTGGTTGTTGCATTCTTTATTTCATTCATTTTTTGTGTGTTTGAAACAATGGGTATAACATTATCTACAAGTGGTGCAGTTTCCACTTCAAGTGGTTTTTCTAAATCTTTAGTTTGATTCAACCTAAACTCTTCTATAGACATATCACCGCCAAATTCCTTGAGTAGAAAACGATTTGGTGCACATTTTACAGATCCAATTTGATTGAACATCTTTTTTCGCATAAGGATAATATTTCCACAAACTATACTCCCTTTAACATCACCACATTTATCTATTGCGTGAGATTTTATACAGCTCCATGAACAGTAGTTACCAGATGTATAAAATTTATTCCGTCTATCATCATAACGATATGGCATACTTAAAGGTGTACCTTCAAATGAGTGACAACACCACCAACACCAAGACATAAATGATATTATTTATTTTTCTTTAACCACCTCACATAAGTTGCAAGTTATTGTTATTCTAGGTCGGCTTTGTAAATGGGATTATCTTTTAAAGTCCTTCATATGTTCGAAGATGGTCTCTTTATTTGAAACTTTACCAACATATATAGGATATCTATAAACTTCGCGAATCACCTTTTAACTTATTACCCAATAAACTTCAAAACAGATTCTAAATCTTGCTTTGTAATTTGAGGAGTTTCTTTACCTTGTGGCGCTGGACCGGTAGATGGACCAATGTCACCCTCATATTCTTCTGGCTTCTTGAGGGCACGAATGAGATAAAGAGCGACAATAATTGCAATAGCTAAAACAAGGAGTTGATTCACACGAATTTTCTTCAGGTTTAACTTCATTTGTAAGTAACACAGATTTTATTAACGACGACGCTTACTTCCCATCGACATAACTATAAGTAAAATAATGATGGAACTACATGAAAGGATGAAAGACAGAATACCACCCCCAATTCCAGCCTGTAATCCAGTTATACCCCCTGGTAGTTTAGATGAGGTAGCAGTGCCTATACTAGGAACCATTTGACTTGGAGTGGTCGGAGCTTCCGCTAGTTTAGTTTGGACAGCCTTTGCAGCTTCCTCTTGCTTTTTTTGTTCTTCCGCTATTTTAGCTTCGTCTTTCTTTTTTTGTTCCGCTTCAAAATTAATGTTACAAGCCTGCGCAGCTTGAATACCCGCAGCGGCTTGGACATTGTCCAATTCTAAGATTTGGTTACAAATAGCAGTCTTATTAGCACATGCCGGAACTGGTGATAATGGTTGGAATACATCACCCGAGCACACATTTGGAACAATACAATCCGCATTACCAAATAATCCGGTAGCCGATTTAAGACCAGCCTTTTCAAAATCCGCAATACCCTTGACAACTTCGTTACAACCTGGGAGTGTGGGGTTCTTTTTACAATAATCGATAAACCCAGCACCTGCGACATTAATGCATTTACATTTTGGGTCGCGGGGATTTTGTTTACAAAACTGAATACCCTGCGCCTTTTGTTGAACTGCGTTAGAAAGCATATCATAGCATGTTTTACCATCTCTGTGTACAACCTTATTAAGATTTGAGAGTTCACTGCAATATCCCCGCGTTCCACCTGCGGATGTTGTTATACCAAATAGAGTTTGTGTGTATAGACTCTTAAACGTACCACTATCATCAATTGCACCACCTCTTAACATATGATCACTTCCAGACCAAGATCTAAGATTACCATCTGTTACGTTAACATTGGTACATTTAAGAGCTGCTGGGGCATTACTGAAATTTCGACTTCTACCTGTGAAATCATTTTGATGACCATTACCATTTACACCACCCCCTATTAATGATGCACCTCCCAAACCTCTACATGGATTATGTCCTGACCCACTGCTATCGTATCGTAGATTATTACTATCAGCACGTATACACCAATGTCTCCGAGCACCACTACGACCCTTCCTATTTCTTGATATGGTACCACCTGGACACCCACCCGCATCAAAATCTCGGGCATCTTGTGGAGCATAATAAACTCGAGCGTAAACCGTTTCAACCATGGAGTTTCTTATATTTCATATATATTTTTTTCGTTGTACAGGATAGTAATGGTCCTGTATATTTTGGTCATTTTGGTCATTTTGATACTTTCAAAAAAAATTAAACGGAGGAGGTGGGTGGATCATACATGTTTTGTAGAAAGTGGTGTTCTGACAAAACACGAATGTAACAATATCATAAATATCGCAAAAAAGTACAAACTTAAAACAGATCTGGAAAGTGTCGACGGAAAACCAGAGTACCAAATTGACATTCTTGACGAGGGTATAAAAAACAAGGAACTTTGGGATATATGTAAAAAGATATATGATGAAAAACTCAATGGTATCTTGAAATCTGAAAAATGGTTAGCTTCAAAAAAGCCTGAATTAGAATTTGTGTTCCTAAAAAAGTATTCGCCCCATGAGAGAACATATATACCATTACACCTTGATGACAATTACTTAACCATGAGTTTTTTACTCTCCGATACAAATAATTTTGATGGTGGAGAATTGTATGTATTTGATTTAAATGAAAGTAATAAGATCTCTATAATAGATAGCCGTATAAATTTCACAATAGAACGCAGAGACAAATTTATAAATGATTATAAAAACCTCCCCATTTTAAAATACAATCAGGGTGATTTAACAGTATATACTGGAGGCGTGCATATGCACGGAACTCTACCAGTCACTAAAGGTGAAAGATACATACTCACGTTCTTTTTTGTATAAAACCAGAATATAAGTTTCCAGATAAGGTGATTCTTTTATCATCTACTTGATGCTTTTCAACATAGTGTAATAAACAACTTGGAAATATAACAATTTGCCCCTCTTTTATTTCAAGTTTTATACTCCTTTTTAATCCTGGTACGATATCATCTATCATTTCGTAAAGTGTATGTATTGGTGATGGATTTACAAAATAGAGACCCGCATGTGTATCTGGATCATATTTCGCAAAATAATTAAAACTAAACATGGCTTCATCTGGTTGACAAAACATTTCATCATCTTGATTTGATAAATGCCAATGAGTTAAACTTTGATCACCTTTACCATACTCATTGAACCAATAATCAGCACATGTATCTCCACAGTTTATATTTCTACACATGTTAGTTGTTAAATCAATATTTTGTATGTTTAATTCTTTCGAAAAAAAATTAATATGATTTTCTATTTCACTATTTATATACGGAGTATACTCTTTATAGTTTCTAAGATCAAATAATATACCTTCATCTTCTTCTAATACACCACCCAACTCTTCTACTTTATCATCTGGTGTGTCAATTTTTTCATTATTTTTACAAAAATTCAATTCTTTTATAACCCTTGTAGGATCTGTGAATGAACCTACATAGATTGGTAAACCAAATATATATGTTATCATCTAATTATGAGGAATATTATAAGCTTTCAAATAATTCTACAAGTTCTTCTTTACTCTGGGATTCAGCCAAATCATAAGCACTTTGAATTTTCGCGTCATCATCGGTTAATTTGGCGGCGGTAGTCATTACTAAAATGGAATCAATTTCGGTGTCACTTTTCAAATGCTGCATGATACCAGATTTGTCCATTTCATACTTTTCAATCTTCTTGGTATTGGTGTACCGCATGTAGTTCCAGGCAAGCACAATGACAATCGCGATGATAAGGATGGCCTGATTAAGTCTCTTATTCATTTGAAGTTATAATAGATTTTTTTTTCTGAATGTATTCTAAACAATACCAGGATGGGATTTTTATCAGGAATCTTTGGTGGTAGTTCCAAACAAGTCACAAAAACTGAAAATACAATTGTAAATGAATCTGTGTTTAACGCTTTGACTAAAAGTGTGAACGCACAGTCTGCTACAATAATTACAGTACAAAACATGTCTGTGAGTGGTGTAACCGCATACTGTAATCTCGATATCAGCCAGAAAATTGACGCTGAGATTAAAGTTCTCGCTAAGTTTGATGAAAAGCAAACACAGGATCTCGTTAGTAATATGATGAGCGATATAGCAAAGAAAGCTAAACAGGAATCTCAACAAAAGACTGGTTTCATGAACTTGATTCCAAATTCATCTGAAAAGGTTGATCAAACAATTAATAACATCACTAATAAAGTGAGTAAAACGATCACAGCTGAAACTATTAACACACTTTCCACTAAAATTGTGAATAATCAAAAGTTGATTGTTGAAAATCTCATTTTAGATCCACTTGGTCTCGGTATATACAAAGACTTAGGCATAGCGCCACCACTTGAAGTTATCAAAGAAGTGAAGAATACCAACTGTAAGATTGGTCAAGATGTTCAAATTCGATTTGTTTCTGAACAAATCGGTAAAAAGGTTCTTGAAATTATGAACAAAGATGAAAGCGCTCAAAAGCTCGCAGCGGAAATAGATCAAGCGGCCAAACAGGAAGCGCAAGGCATTGGTGCAGCTGTTGGTGAAGGTGCTGAAGGTATTGGCAAGGGTGTAGGTAGTATTATGTCCGGTGCGACAATGCCTTCGCTCATATCAGCTCTTGTATCATGTGTATGCTGTGGTGCACTTCTTGCATTTGGTATGTCCCCTGCGGGTCAGTCTCTGTCAAAGAATGCGGGTGCGAAGGCGATGAAAAGATTCTAATTTAAAGACATAAAGACCTCTTTAATTAATGATTCTGAGTATCGATGTTGGTATTCGGAACTTAGCCATGTGCTTACTCAATGAAACCTCCAATCTTGTTGAAGAATGGGATGTCTCCGGTGTCCCACCCGAACACAAAGATGGTATCTACGTCTCCTTGAGAAAGCATCTCGATGAAAGACCTTGGGTCCTTACAGCCCAAACAATCCTCATAGAGAAGCAACCCGATCGTAATAAGAAGATGGTCTCTGTGATGCACTTCCTTCACGCGTACTTTATTATTAAGTGTCCCCACGCGGAGACAATCATCTATGATGCGCGTCACAAGATTCCAGATGTTGCTGGACCTGGGAAAGCCCAATACAATAAGAGAAAGAAGGTTTCTATCGAGAGATGTGAAGAGTTTATCCGGAGTGGTCCAGTGAATGCCCATTGGTTGGATACATTTATCAAGTCTAAAAAGAAAGATGACCTAGCTGATACGGTCATGCAAGCTCTCAGTTTTGTAAATCGAGTTGAAGTCAAACCAACCACTAAAGTCAAGAAGACTACAAAGTTGGTGCCTCGCAAACCAAATGAAAACCAAAAAAGAACAAAATATTCAAAGTCGAATTTGGCGTGGTTGTATCTCAATAAATTGGAATGTGAAGTTCTTGAGAACAATAAACGCTTTATGAAGGACCTCAAAAGATACTATAGAGATATTGGAGATCTGATTAAAGATTTAAACGGTTAATATTTCAACTATGAAATCACCACTCAGATACCCGGGTGGGAAAACAAGGGCGTGTAAAATTTTGGACGAAATTATTACCGAAAGGGGTTTTAACACAAATACGATGGTATCACCATTTTTTGGTGGTGGGTCATTTGAATTCTATATGTGTAAAAAATATGGATCCAAATTAATAGTTAATGATAAGTTTAAACCATTATATAGTTTTTGGAGTTGTGTAAAATATAGAAATCGGGAATTATGTGACAAACTAAAAATGTATTTGGGAAATGTCGACAAAGACACATTTATCAATATGAGAAAAACCATAATTGATGAAACTAATATTCTTATGCAAGCGTGTAAATATTTCATAATTAATCGTTGCTCATTTAGCGGATCTACACTCTCTGGTGGATTTTCACAAGAGTCCTCTAAAAAAAGATTTACAGAATCGTCAATAAATAGAATATCAGAACTAAATTTAGATAAACTCACCCTATCAAACATTGATTTTGTAGATTTTATGAACACAAACATTGAGAATGGTTTTATTTTTTTAGATCCGCCATATTATCTAGGAAATAACTCTAAATTATATGGTTCAAATGGAGATATGCATGAAAATTTCGATCATGACAAATTGTATGACATACTAAAAAGTAAAAAAAACTGGATTATGACATACAATAATTGTGATTTCATTAAAAATATGTATAAGAATTTTGAAATATTAGAAGTTTGTTGGTCATATGGAATGAATAAAAGTAAAGAATCTTCGGAAATTGTTATAATAGGTTAGGTGGTAATCGACACTTGTCATCTAACGAATAAGGACTTTTTTCTAAATTTTGTAAATTAGTAGGTTGAAAAGCTGCAGTTACAGATAATTGTGCATATCCATTATTATCTGAACGACCATGAACTTTTACACGCACTCTCATTCTCTGTTTGGTATCAAACTTTGGAACATCGAAATTAAATACATCTTCACCTGTGTGATATAATCCATATCCATCGCTTGCTTGTATATAATAGGAACCTTTATCCTTGTAATATTTACTAATGGTATCTTCGTCTATGTCTACATATTCGTCTTTGTAATCATTTTTAATTTTTAGCCATTCTTCATAAGTAACTTTATTGATTAGAAATGGAGGGGGTTTCATATTCAAATTATTCAAGTATTTTTGAAATAATTCTGATTTTGAAGTCCATTTATCATCTTTCCAATACAAAACTGTTTGTCCCCAATCTGGGGCAAAAGCTTTTTTAACTTCAATACTCTTGTTATCAATACATTTTATATCTGGTGCATGAGAAGAACCACCACAATGCTCCTTTACAAGTGGGCTATTTTTTATAATTTCATATACATCACTTTCATATTTTTTACCACTTTTTGAACAGTTAGAACCCTTTTTTACAATACATAAGTTTATTAGTGATACAATTTCACTTCGTATAGTTATGAGTTCATCGAGTATATTATTCATTGTATATTTACATGACTATAAATCCTTAATTACCACAATTAATATAAAAGTTGTAAATAGATTTGTAAGATTAATTATAAATCTAGTTTAAAGATATAATTTTACTTAATAAAAGTAAAAAACGGATAACATAGCATTTAACGTATATGGCGAAAGAAGTAGTGGAACCAATTTTTTATATGAACTATTAACCACCAATGGGTTACAATGTAATGACGGACTATTTATTGGCAATTTATCTTTTTATTGGAAGCACGGCTTTCCGAAACATTCACTCAGACATGTCGCACACAAAACAATTTCAATTTTTGTCGTGAGAAATTTAGATAATTGGTTGATATCAATGTATAAAAAGCCGTATTACTTGCAATATGAAAAATGTTGTTTTAGATGTTTTTTGAAAAGAAAACAGATAGTAAACAGAGATAAAAGTATTTGGCAAGTAATGATAAATTATAGAAACAACAAAATTCTAAATATCAGCGATGATAACAAAACCATATTTGAAATCAGATATCAAAAACTAAAATCATACTTTAAATATGCACATAATAGTAAAAATATTATTTTTGTAAGTCATGACTATATAAAAGACCCGTCAAATTGTTCAAAGTTTCTACATGCGATTAATAAAAAATACAACTTAGGTATTGATGAAAATCATATGATAAATGAAATAACAAACCATTCTGTAACTCACGTGAAAAATTCCAAAAGTACACAATATGACATAAAAATACAAGAAGAAGAACGTAAAATAATAGAAAGGTATAAAGATGACGAAATTGAAGATTGGGTGAACAATCTAACGTTCGAAATGAGTTAAGGATTTGGGGGGAACTAAGAATTAGAACACTATGCAAAAAGATGTCTTGGACCACGGATTTGTACGATTGGTTGATCACATGCCGAGAGAAGATTTGGACACGTCAATCGTTCAAGCAGCCCGGGTCAGCTACGGAGACGGGACAAAGTCTTCCCGTGGAGACCGAGGACTCCTCAGGTACCTGCTTAGACATTGGCACACGACCCCTTTTGAAATGGTGGAATTCAAATTTCATATCAAAATGCCCCTATACATCGCGAGACAGCACTTTCGACATCGAACAGCCTCCGTTAATGAGCTCTCCGCCCGCTACTCCGTCGTACCGAAACAGTACTACA